ATGAATAATCGTAAGAGTAACACCCGGAAACCGGGTGTCAACTTAAAATTGCAAAATCAAAAAAGAAAGGGGCCTAGCATGCCTAGGTCCCGTAAGACCAAGAACGGGGGTCTTCTCGGGCCCGTGGTCAGAATCAGGGCGATGATCATTTACTTGATCACCCTGATTGTGACCGGGAGGAAATGGACCCCTGCAATGAAAACATTTTGGAAGCGGATCAATCCGAGCGTGGCTTTGAGAACACTACGGAAAGTGAAGAACGTCGCTTCTAACCTGATAAAAGGAGTCTTAGCAAGGAAAAGGAGGAGCGCCACATTGAATGTGTGGATGCTGGCCATACTGGGAACAGCAAGTGCTGTCCATTTCAACAGGATCATGTTTGGCGGCGTGCCGGCGATTCTGATGAATGTGACAATGCACGACATGGGCAAAACCTACGGCATATCCGGAGGGAATTGCACAGTGATGGCCGTTGATGCAGCGCATTGGTGCCCGGATAACACCATGTACCAGTGCCCGACCCTGGCTGAGAATGAACACCCTGAGGATGTGGATTGTTGGTGTTATGGTGTGAAGGATGTCTACATAACTTATGGGCGGTGCAGACGTGATGGGTCGCATAGACGAGCTAGAAGGTCCGTTGAGATTAACAGCCACATTACAGAGGGGCTGAACACACGACAGGAAACGTGGGCCATTGACCGCTACGGGAAATTGCAGCTGGAAAAAGTGGAGAGGTGGGTACTACGAAACCCCTTCTACGCTGTGGCCGTGGCGTGCCTAAGCTACTTCTTTGGTGCCAACACGGTCCAACGTGTGATTATCGGAAGCCTGCTGCTCCTTGTGGCACCAGCATACAGCACACACTGTACCAACATTGAGAACAGGGATTTCCTAAGTGGAGCTCAGGGCACCACTTGGACGTCAGTCGTTCTTGAGCACGGAGGATGTGTAACCATGACATCGGAAGAGAAACCAAGCTTAGACATCTGGTTGGAGTCTGTGACTATCAGTGACCCGCCTTTGGTGAGGAAGATCTGCTACAACGCACACTTGTCGGACCAGAAGACAGCGAATAAATGCCCAACTACTGGGGAGGCCCTTCTGGACGAGGAGAATGAAGTGGACTTTGAGTGCAAGAGAGGGTTTTCGGACAGAGGATGGGGGAGTGGCTGTGGACTGTTTGGCAAGGGGAGCATAGTCTCATGCGCCAAATTCACATGCCAAAATTCCATGCACCTGTATGAGATTGGTCAGGACAAAGTGCATTTTTCAATCAGAATGCAGCTACACACCTCTGAAAGGGACTCGACATCGGCTGACTGGAAGAGGAGTTTGGAGTTCAATCTCCTGTCTGGGCAACAAACTATCACATTCTCAGGCTACGGCACGGTCACGGTAAGCTGCAGCTTGAGAACGACAGTGGACTTGAACAATTATTATATCGCCACCGTAGGAACACAGTTGTTTTTGGTGAACAAGCACTGGGCAACTGATCTTCCACTACCGTGGACACCAGCATCCGGAGACGCCTGGCGCGAGAAACACTACCTAACCCATTTTGAGGAGCCTCATGCTACCTCAGTTACCGTTAGCACACTAGGGGACCAGGAGGGGGCTGTCAAGCATGCTCTAAGCGGAGCCACTCGACTACAATTGGTTAGCGGAAAGTATGTCCTTAAAGGTGGTCATGCTGTGTGCCAAGTACAGACTCATGGGCTGTCACTCAAAGGGAGGACGTACACCATGTGCAAAGGGGGATATTCCTTCTCGAAAAGTCCTGTTGACTCCGGTCACCAAACCGTCTTGATGAAAGTGAAGGTGTCGAAAAACACACCCTGCAGAATACCAGTGATGATGTCGGAGAGTTTGAACGTTGTGAAGAACCAAGGAGTGGTTGTCACCACTAATCCAATCGCATTTGAACCAACAGGGGAGGTGCTGATAGAAGTGGTACCACCCTTCGGGGAAAGTTACATCATCATTGGGAATGGGGAGGATAAGCTTACCCATCTATGGCACCAACCAGGAAGCACGATTGGCAAAGCCTTCCGTGAGACCATGCGGGGCATTGAGAGGATGACCATCATTGGGGATGATGCCTGGGACTTTGGGTCGACAGGCGGAATATTCAACTCAATAGGGAAAGCCATACACACCATCTTTGGGGGGGCCTTCACAGCCATGTTTGGGAGCGTGAATTGGATAGTCAAGACCTTGCTTGGGGCAATGTTTCTGTGGCTCGGGGTGAACGCCAGGAATGGCACCCTGACCATGGTCTTGCTTTGCATTGGAGGAGTCTTGCTCTTCCTTGGAGTGGGCGTCAGTGCGGAAACTGGATGCTCAATGTCCCTGGACAGGAAAGAAATCAAATGTGGGGACGGAGTGTTCATATTCCACGACACTGATGACTTCTTGATGAAATACAAGATGTGCCCCCTCTCACCCAAGGAGTTGGCCAGTGTGATTCAAGAGGCCAGCAAACAGGGAGCATGTGGTCTCAATTCAGTTGATGAATTGGAACACAGAATGTGGAAAGAGATTGAAGATGAGCTGAACCACGTACTGGATGAGAATGGAATTGATCTCTCCGTAGTCGTTGGGAACCCGATGGGAGTATACCGACGTGGAGGACTGGCATTCCCACTCACCACTCAAGAGTTGACCTATGGTTGGAAGACCTGGGGGAAAGCTATGTACAGCGCGGTGGAACGGAAAAACAACTCCTTCATTATCGATGCCAGAGACCAGAATGAGTGCCCTGATGCCCGTAGGGTCTGGAATGCCTTTGCCTTGGAAGAGTTCGGCTTCGGGCTTTTCAAGACAAGGGTCTTCCTCAAGACAACCAATGTGTACACCAAGAAATGCCCCGTCACACTCTTGGGAGCAGGGATAAAAGACAATGTGGCTGTCCACGGGGATCAAAATATGTGGATGAGATCAGAATTGGTGAACGGCACCTGGCAGATCACGGCTCTTGAGACTGTGTCGTACAGAGAATGTATATGGCCAAAGACACATACCGTAGGGACAGATTCAATCCAAGAGAGCTCCCTATTTATGCCCAAGGATCTTGGAGGTCCAATTACCATGCACAATCACATTTCAGGGTACGCCACCCAAGTGTATGGAGCCTGGCACGTTTCAAACATGCGCGTGATCAGGGAGGCTTGTCCAGGAACACGCGTTACCCAGGAAGATGACTGCCCCAAGAGAGGACCCTCAGTCCGTTCCACGACCCAAAGCAACAAGGTGATCCCGGAATGGTGCTGCGGGAAATGCACTTTCCCTCCTGTGACATTTAGAAACGACAATGAGTGTTGGTATGCCATGGAAGTGAGACCCAAAAACATGTATGATGAGCACCTTGTCAAGAGCTGGGTGTCAGCTGGAACAGGGAGAAAGTGTGATGAGTTCACCGGGGGGGTGCTCGCTCTGTTTGTCCTGCTGGACCTGCTAGTGTACAAGCGCCTTTCGCCAGGGAAGCATATCTGGCTCATAGCGGCGCTGATGACCACGGCATTGCTAGGCGGGATATCTGCGGGTGATCTCATGAAATGTTTGCTGCTGATCGGCCATACCTTCAACACTATACATTCCGGGGAAGAAGTGTCACACTTAGCCATGATTGCTGTGATGGAACTGCGCGCAGGGTTCATCACTGGTTATTTCCTAGCTAGACCTTTGGGGCCCAAGGGAAAGTTTCTGGTGGTGGTCGCATTGTCTCTGATGCAATCTGCCCTGACTGACAAGTTGGAGTTCATAGAATGGATGGACGCTTTGGGGCTGGTTGTGGCGGTTGTGCACGCGCTCGTTGAACTGAAATCGGAGAACTGGACCATCTTGGGGCTCTTAGCTCTGAATCCCATGGGTTCACGGCTAGTGACGAAAACGACCGTAATAACACTCCTTGGACTGGCAGGCATCTCCGTCGTCCGCAGTGGAGGTACCACGGCCAGGAAAACTTACCCTAGGTTGGTGGGAGCAGGAATGGCAGTCCTTGGACTAACACGCGGATGGATGCTAGGGTTTGTAAATGTGCTTACCACATTGCGCGGCCCCAGAGTGAGTCGAAGGAGCTTGGACTGGACAGATGGGATGACGGTCATTGGCGTTGTGGCAGCGCTATTAGGCCTGACGTTTGGAGAGCAGGAGGAACTGATGGCGCCCTTCATGGTGGGCTCAGTGTTGCTACTTTGCTATGCCATCGGGAATAGGAGTGATGGACTGCTCATTGAGAGGGTGGCTGACATAGCGTGGGATAGTGATGCAGAGATGGAAGGAACCTCTGAACGCTTTGACGTTGCCATCAACCACAACGGGGAGTTCTCTCTCATAGATGAAAAACCCATCCCATGGAAACACGTTGTGCTTGCCACAGCTCTGCTGATATTTTCCACTGTCCATCCAATGTGCCTCTTGTTGGCAGCTGGTGGATATTGGGCATTTCAGTACACATCGCGGCGCAGCAACATCATCTGGGAACTGCCCACAGTGGAAAGTGGACCAAAGAAGATGGCTGGGAGCCTAGAGGAAGGAGTCTACGTCATCAAGCAGAAGGGTATGCTGGGAGCCAGCCAGAAAGGTGTGGGTGTCGTTGTGGACGGAGTGTTCCACACGATGTGGCACGTGACCAGAGGAGCGCTCCTGCAGCACGAAAGCGGATACATCACACCACAATGGGCCAGTGTCAAGAGTGACCTGATAAGTTATGGGGGGACATGGAAGCTTAATGAGAAATGGGAGAAAGGAGAAGAGGTGCAGGTCATCGCTTGCGTCCCAAACCAAAAAGTTAAAAATGTCACCACTTCACCCGGCGTTTTCGCCCTGAAAACGGGGGAGGAGATTGGTGCCGTTTCGCTCGACTACCCCGCTGGCACTTCTGGATCCCCAATTGTCAACAAAAACGGCCAAGTTATTGGATTATATGGCAATGGGATCTTGACAGAAGAGCGGTCCTTTGTTTCCTCAATAGCTCAAGCGGAGAGAGGAGAAATCACAACACCAGAGGTGGACATCGAGTTCAAGAAAGGCGAGATCAAAATCTTGGATCTGCATCCTGGAGCCGGGAAAACGAAGAAAGTTCTGCCAGAACTGTTAAGGAAATGTCTAGAGAAGCGGCTGAGGACCCTTGTTTTGGCACCCACCAAAGTAGTGTTGACTGAGATGTATGAGGCTTTGAAGAACATGCCGATACGATATCACACTAGTGCTGCGGTAGAGACAAAGCGGTCCGGGACACTGATCGACATCATGTGCCACGCGACTCTCGCAAATAGGTTACTGGAGCCAGCACGCTATGTGAACTGGGAGGTGGTGATCATGGATGAGGCGCATTTCCTGGATCCGCACAGTATAGCAGTCAGAGGGTGGATGCAGCAACTGGCGCAGCTAAAGCTTGCCTCTATCGTTCTGATGACAGCGACGCCGCCGGGGACGAATGATCCCTTCCCACAGTCCAATGGCACGATTGATGACACCCAAATGGCCATACCCAGTGAACCCTGGAAAAAGGGCTTTGAATGGATTATGGATGACACAAGACCAACGGCTTGGTTCATGCCATCTATCCGATGTGCAAATGTGATGGCCAATTTTCTCAAGAAGAATGGAAAGACCGTGGTGACATTGAACCGTAAGACCTTTGATGTGGAATACCCCAAGATAAAAGAGGCACGTCCGGATTTCATCCTGACCACAGATATAGCTGAAATGGGAGCGAATTTGCCGGTAGAAAGAGTCATCGACGACAGGACATGTATGCGCCCAGTGCTGATTGATGCCCAAAACCGTGTAGAAATACAAGGTCCACTGCCGATAACAGCCTCCTCGGCTGCGCAGCGCAGAGGACGAGTCGGCAGAAACCCCGATAGAAACACCGACACATATGTGTACAGTGGGGACACAAGTGAGGACAATTCAGACCTGGTATGCTGGAGGGAGGCTTTGATGATACTCGACAACCTTGAAATCCCAGGGGGTTTCGCCATGTCATTATTCTCTACGGAAGCAAGGAAAGTTGAGCATACGCCTGGCGAATACCGGCTGAATGCCGAGGGTAGGAAAACTTTCCGTTATCTAATGCGAAAGTATGAGTTCACCCCATGGCTGGCGTGGAAAGTGGCCAAACACACGAAATCGCAGGAAATGACTTGGATAATCAAGGGACCTGAGGAGAACCGCGTGCTGAATGAACACGGTGAGGTGTTAACCTTCAAAACAAAGTACGGCTCAATGGAGACAGTGCAGCCTATATGGAGCGATGCTAGGATGTTTGCAGACGGAAACATGGTGAAAAACTTTCTGGGGTATGCATCAACCACTAGGTCAATGATTAACATCATCGAGAGAGCTGTGCAAGTCCCCATGTTGATGCGGGAAAAACTGCAGGAAGCCTGTGACACGTATTACACCCTGGCAAAAGCTGAAGAACATTCAAGAAGTTACAGAATGGCATTGGACAATGTCCCTGAAGCGCTGCTCACGACATTCTGCGTGGCGCTCATCGCTTCGATGACGATGGGGATATTCCTATACCTGCTGACACCAAAAGGATTCACGCGAATGTCTATGGCCTTCGCCACGATGATAGCTACGTCGTTTGGCCTGTGGATGGGGGATGTGGCGCTTGTGAAGATAGCGAGCAGCATGTTGGTGTTCTTCATATTGTGTGTCATACTAATACCTGATGCCGGAATGCAGAGGTCATCGCAGGACAATTATTTGGCCTACTTTGTCATCATCTTGCTAACTGTCGTAGGCCTGATCGCAGCCAATGAAAATGGATACCTGGAGAAGACCAAAGCTGACCTGTTTGGAGCGAGAATGGAACTTAAAACCGCCAGCCAGCAAGCCTGGTTCGCTTTTGATCTGCGGCCGGGGAGCGCCTGGGCAATATATGCTTTCGCTGTTGGAGTGTTTTCCCCGTTGTACCATCATGCTGAGAGTGTGAACTACGGAGCCATTTCATTGCAGGGAATAACCCAAAGCGCGGCCTCCTTATTCCAGATGGACAAGGGCTACCCCTTTATGAAAATCAGACTGCCGCTGATCCTTATGGTAGTGGGGGCACTGAACAGCATGAATGCACTGTCGCTCCTGCTCGGAATAGGATGCGCGACCATTCATTGGGCGCTTGTTCTTCCAGGGCTGAGAGCTAAGCTGGCCAAGCTGGCATTGCGCCGCACGTACCATGGAGTAACTAAGAACGCAATGGTTGACGGAACGTTGACCAACGACCTGGATGAAGGGGAAGATATGCCAGAACTGTTTGAGAAGCAGCTGGGTACCATCATGTTGATCCTGCTTGCCGTGGCCAATGTGTTCACGATGCGCTCTACAGTGGCCATGGCTGAAGCAGTTGTTTTGATAACAGCATGCATCCCACAATTGGTGAATGGAACTCCTTCCGTCATATGGAACACCCAGGTGGCCATAGGTGTAGCTGGTCTGCTGAGGGGGAATTACATGGCGCTCGTGGGCACAGGACATGCTCTATGGAGCACGCAAGGAAACCGCAGATCGGGAGGAGGAGAGTCAGTCACAATGGGAGAGCTCTGGAAGAAGCAACTCAACAAACTGAGTAAGAGGAGTTTTGAAGAGTACAAACGCTCAGGGATCACTGAGGTTGACAGGACGGCAGCAAAGGATTCACTGAAGAAGAACATCCTTGATGGCTGTGCAGTGTCCAGAGGCAGTGCCAAACTGAGGTGGATGGAAGAAAGGGGTTTTGTCAAGCTTGCAGGTGTCGTTGTGGACCTTGGTTGTGGTAGAGGGGGCTGGAGCTACTACGCAGCCTCTTTACGGACTGTGAAAAAGGTTCTGGCTTTTACACTTGGCATCCAGGGACATGAGAAGCCCATAATGCGAACAACGTATGGGTGGAACATCATCCGGTTCAAGGACAAGACGGATGTCTTCAATTTGGAACCAATTCCAGGAGACACACTGCTGTGTGACATTGGCGAGAGCTCACCGTCTATACAGGTGGAAGAACAACGCACGCTGCGTGTGCTCTTAAACACACGTAAATGGATGACAGAACACCGCTATGAGAACTTTTGCGTGAAAGTCTTATGCCCGTACACCCCACTCATAATTGAAGAATTGTCCAGACTGCAGAGGCAGTTTGGTGGTGGGATGGTGAGGGTACCGCTGTCAAGGAACTCGACACATGAGATGTACTGGGTTTCTGGGGCCAGGACTGACATAGTTGGAGCTATCAGCAATGTGTCACGCCTGCTCACCAGGAGAATGCTCAACAAACCACAACCGACCATCATAGAGGAGGATGTAGTGCTAGACCTGGGAACACGACTGGTTGAGCACGAGTTGGGACCCATTGACAGAGTGGCCATAGCCGAGCGGCTGAAGCTAATGAAGGAGAGCTACGCTCAGTCATGGTTTGAAGACCCAGAACACCCTTACAGGACATGGCACTACTTGGGCTCCTACATTACAAGAGGAGGCGGAACAGCTGCCTCCATGCTGAATGGAGTGGTGAAACTGATTTCAATGCCGTGGGATGCCGTGAGCGCTGTAGCCTGCATGGCCATGACTGACACAACACCTTTTGGACAACAGAGAGTATTTAAAGAGAAGGTGGACACAAGACCGCAAGAACCTAACGCCACCGTGAGGAGCGTGATGAGGGTTGTGAATGAATGGATATTCCAAATCCTAGCGCGGGGAAAGCGGGCCAGGATGTGCACGAAGGAGGAGTTCATCAAGAAGGTGCGGAGCCATGCGGCTGTTGGAGCTTTCGTGCCAGAGTTGGAGAACTGGGGTACGGCCTCCGAAGCAGTGAGCGACCCCTTGTTTTGGAAATTGGTTGATGAAGAGAGAGCCCTTCACAAGAAAGGACGGTGCAGGACATGCGTGTACAACATGATGGGGAAACGTGAAAAGAAGCCTTCAGAGTTCGGAAGAGCGAAAGGCAGCAGAGCCATCTGGTATATGTGGCTTGGAGCTAGATTCCTGGAATTTGAAGCGCTAGGTTTCCTGAATGAAGACCACTGGGTAGCCAGGGAACACTCAAAAGCTGGTGTTGAAGGAATAGGACTGCAGTATCTGGGTTATGTGCTCAAGGAGTTGGAGGGGAAGACAGGAGGCAGCTTTTTTGCGGATGACACCGCCGGCTGGGACACCAGAATAACCGTGGCAGACCTAGAGGATGAAATGGAGGTAGTCAAGTATATGAAGCCCGAGCAACGGATTCTGGCCGAGGCTGTGATGAACCTAGCCTATCGCCACAAAGTAGTCAAGGTCGAGCGACCCTTACCTGGCGGCCGTACGGCTATGGATGTCATATACCGGCAAGAACACAGGGGCTCGGGACAGGTGGTCACCTACGCTTTTAACACCATCACCAACATGAAAGTCCAACTAATTAGAATGGCAGAAGCAGAGGGCGTCTTGCCACATCCTGGAGAGGAATGGAGTCAAGAGTGCGACGAGCGGCTTAGAGAATGGCTCCGGGATTGTGGTGAGGAAAGGCTGTCACGCATGGCTGTCAGCGGCGATGACTGTGTGGTCAGGCCAATTGACGACCGCTTTGCAACTGCCCTGTCATATATCAATCATATGGCGAAGATTAGGAAAGACATAGGAGAATGGAAACCATCCACACCTCTGAAAAGTGTCGAATGTGTCCCCTTCTGCTCCCATCACTTTCATAGCTTGAGGTTGAGAGATGGAAGAGAGATTGTTGTGCCATGCAGGGATCAGGACGAGCTGATTGGGAGGGCGAGGATCTCTCCTGGGAATGGATGGGTAGTCCGTGAGTCAGGCCCATTGAGTAAGGCTTATGCCAACATGTGGAAATTGTTTTACTTTCACAGGAGAGACCTGCGCCTTATGGCCAACGCGATCTGCTCGTCTGTACCAGTGGATTGGGTACCATCTGGACGCACAACATGGTCCATCCATGGCCGTGGTGAGTGGATGACCTCGGAGGACATGCTGGAGGTGTGGAACAGGGTTTGGATAGAGGACAATCCCCACATGGCTGACAAAAAACAGGTGAATGATTGGAGAGACATCCCTTACCTCACAAAGTCGCAAGATGTCAGTTGTGGCTCGCACATTGGATGCTCACACAGAGGGAGCTGGGCTGACGCATTGCCCTACACTGTAGAGAAAGTGAGGTCCATAATTGGAAAGGATGAGAAGTACGTGGACTATCTCCAGACGCAGAATAGATTCGTGACTGCGCTGCAGCGGGTGTTCGGAGATGTCCTGTAA